CTCGCATGTATCATCTCCGTACTATTAGTACGGGGGTCCTTATAAAGGACAACAGCTTCGATTGGAGGCTGTTTGAGAATGCGGAAAGAGCGGGCATAGAGATAATCTCTCATTGCCATCTCTTCACAAACCAGAGAGTAGAGAGTCAAGACCGATTTGGTCACTGGCTCCCCCATAAGGACCCCACGCCTTTTAATAAAAGACACGGGTTTTCTCCCTGAAGAACGAGGATATTGAATTTCAATATCCCGAGTTGACCGTAATCCTAATTGGATACCAATCTCAATGAGTTTGGGGATTTTGGCATAGCCAATTCCACGGTAAAATCCTCTGATCATGATTTCAGCGATTTCCGGTGCAATTGCATCAGTCGCTTCTTCAAGATCAGATGAAAGGACATAACCATTGGCCAAAGGCTTCACATTGTGAAGCAGGTCAAGGTATAACCATGCCTGGTCGGCCCGCTTGAGGCCAGCTTCGGCAGAGACATGTCCTGACAACAGACTCTTGGTCAAATGACCAAAAGGCTGTTGAAGAATGATCGACCACCACTTTGTGGTAGTGATAATTCTCGCTTTTCCGCCAGGCTCAGGGACCACAGAGGTCCTAGCTGGAAATGGCTTCAAGGGATTCCCTTGAAGATCCAAATGGCCTTCATTGAAGGCCACCAGCAGAGCGGCGTAAAAGATTTGCACTCCGAGGTACGAATCGTACCCCTCGAGCGCATATTCGCCAGATTCAACTTCAGGATCATAATCCTGACGTGGCTGACCGAACCCGTAAACGGGTGCATCAGACCACACAAACCTGGCTTTCCAGCGTGGGTCAGAAGAAGCAAGTTTCTTCTTCAACCTGAGATTCTCAGGGCGACCCCACGTTGCATAACGTGGCACCCCTTGTTCTTCACGAACGGTAATACCGAACGGAAGTTCAAGGAGTCCACTGACGGAAGGATAGTCAGTAAGAATCTTACTAATATCCTCCTGGATAGCAGCTCCTCGCCCACCGTTGACTTTACTAAAGTCAACGTCACCCGCTGTTGACAGCGAAATGTGGCATAGAGCCGTTAAATTGGAAGTTGATTTGCGAGAAGAAATTTTCTTCCCGACAAATTCAGCTCCAATCGAAGCACGTTCCTTGTTCACGGCTGTTGGTACAATTACCGAAGTCGTGGCAAAGAACTTATCGAGGGCCGCTACCTGTTTGGTAACACCACCCGGGACCATTTGCCTCGTTGAGGTAAGATGGGCCACTGCGGTTCCCTCGAGTTTGGTCCGCAAACCATTGGTTTGCAGATCACGAATCGGAATGTAAGCTAATAGCTTACGGAAAGGATTCCTTTCACAAATCCGAACATCTTCCAGAGTGTATTGCTTCGAAACATTGTTCCAAAGCACCTGGGTGAACTCCTTCCAGTAAGAAGTCACCAAGTCCACATTAAACATTGAAATGTGGAATACCTTCCGGAAAAGGAAGCGAAGGAGTGGACGATTCTTTTCATTGAAAAGATTCGCATCAAACAAGAGAAGGGAATCAATG